TTGTTACATCTGGATGCATCTTGACAAGCATTTGTGATTTAGGCAAAGTTCCCTCTTCAGCGTAGAAAGCCTCAGTGTTGCCACCTGTCAATGTTTGTGTTGTAAGTTTGTATTGTAGAAAAGCATTGAATTGTACAGTTTGCCAATTATCTTTCAGCATTCTTAGGGATAGATCGGTGTCCTCGTTGTATCTACCACGCCACCTAAAAGGCACATCATTTCTAATTAGGTTGCAAGAATAAATACGAGTGCCAACAACAAAGGGTGGCAACTTCGCTCGACTTGGAGCAAACATCCAATACTGTGGACCAGCCATAGCAATATTTTTGTAACGCAACACAAATTCTTCCATCGCATGAAATATGGTTCCGTCACCAACAGGTATTCTTTGATTTTTGTGTAGTCGTGCAAATAAAGAAATGTTGTCATCCATTACCCAATGCCAAGAGTGTCCTTGTGAAATAGAGTGATCCCAAATAAAGTTTCGTGCTGCACCTGGACCTTTTGATTTTGTGTCACCTAGATCATCAAAGGTGTCATAGTTTTTAAGATATTCAGGGTCAAGCATTAATAGTTTTTCAGCAGAAAAGTATTGGCTGTATTCATCAAACTGTTGTTCCTCAACAACAATTTTGTAAGGCACATTTATTGCATCTAAAAATCTTGCTGTTGTGCCATTCTCGGCTCGACTCTTTGATGGAATATATATTGGAAAGCGTGGTTGCATTTATTCCCCATCATTTATGTATTGCATTTTCACTGTAGAACCAACGTGACCATCCTCGGCTGGCCACCATAAAACACTTTTCTTTGGTCGATCTATCAACTCAAAAAAATCGTTAGCATCTTGTTCAGAAACAAAACTAATGGCTACCCTAAATGCGGCAACTTTATCTTCTGAATCAAACTCAGGCATTCCTTTCCACTCAGCAAAAGGATCAATTTCTTCACCATTTTTTAATTCGTTCAACCTCAACATATTCGCAACGTCTTGTTCATTAAATCCAACATCTTCAAGGTGATAACCAAATTCTTTCAGTTCCTCTAATTGCACATTTAACAACTCTGTGTCCCAGTTTGCTAACTCGGCTGTCCTGTTATCTGCAATTGCAAAAGCCTTAACCTTGTCCTTGCTCCAGTCGTCAGGCAACTCAACAACGTCAATAGCAGACCAGCCTAATTCTTGTGCGGCCATCAAAGTTCCGTTGCCGGCAACCACAATATTTTGATGCAAAACAATCGGCTTGACTTGACCAAACTTGCGAAGTGAACTTTTGATCGCTTCTAAGTTTTTGTATGAGTGCTTTCTGACATTTTCAGGATCTAACTCAATGCCCTTGACAGGCACACTTTTGATGACTGGTTCCATTAAATCTCCATTGACAAAATCTGCGAATTTCGCGACTTCGCAGACAGACCTGAGTTCGGGGTAGGGATGTCGTTTGTTTTCATATTTCTTAGGGTACTCCCTAGTGTTTTGCTTTCATAGTTCTGGTGGTGGTGTGTTTTTTCTTCTTGAGTTACAGGATCTATGGGCAGGAAGCAAGGGTGAGTTCGGAATCCCTGGGAAGTAATGGTCTGCTGTAAATGGATCATCTATTCTTCTTCCCTCTTTGCATATCCAACAGATCTCTGCGTTGGCTCTGACTTCCTTAGATCGCTTTGAGTAATCTCCTTTGTAATGTGTTCGATATGGTCCACGTCTTGCGTCTATCTTGGCTCTGTACTCTGAATGGTGCAGATTACATCTAGATTTATTTTTTGTTAATACACCACAATCTAAACAAGGTCTGCTGAATCCCATTTCACAATCTTTCCTGATCGGTGCGAGATGTAACCATACACAGGTGGGTGACTAAATGAATCGTGTTTGATTGCCACTTGTATTGCTTTCTGTGTGTAAATATGTAGTCGGGTGTTCCAGTCTTTATTTGTTTGGGTAGTGGCTAAAGATCCTAATGCGAGTGATCCACCTGAGCCTATTGCCCAGTATGGTTCAACCTTTGAGATACCAAGTGTGTTACTAATACTGAAAGCCCGACCATGTGTAACTAACATTATTTCTGAATCAGGAAGTTCAGCCACCCCATCTTTTACATCCAAACTTAATTCTTCCTGTGCTGTCTTACGAATAACAGGTACAACTCTTTTAGCAATAAACCTGTACCACTCTTGTATATCTTCTTTGTGTTTAATGGTTGGTGGTATTACAGGATACTTAGTGAGATATTGAACTACATCACATACACGATCTGCTCCTGCTGCAGCGATTAACCAGTCACCTTGTCTTACAATTTTGTTCATAGGTGGTGCTGTATTAAAAGATTCATCTGTAATGCCAGACTCAGACATAATTACACATCTATCTGAGGCGCAAGTAACGGCAATAGTTGTCATTCCAAAGGTGCCAATCCGATAGTAGATGAATCACTTTCAATAAGATCTTTGGCGTGTATTAGTCCACCGATAAATACGTTGATCAAGGCAGATTTTTCATCCATATTTCTAAATGAAAATGTTTCGATCTCTGCTTGAATAACATCAATCACAGACTTCTCCACGATTTTAATAATGGATTCCAAAGCATAGATAGAGTCTAGAAGATCATCATGTGAACCTGCATATTGTTTTGCATAGGCGTGTTCGATTAGTTTGTGTTTAATTCTTTGTCCAACAAGGGAATCAAAAATTTCACTCATTCCCAACTCCATTTCAACCAACCTGTGTCGTGTGCTTCCTGAGGATTCCCAGTGATCCAATTATGACACTTCCTACAAATAGCGCGTAGATTATTGACATCTGTAATAGATCCCCCACGCGCTCTTGTTTTTACTTCGTGTATGTCTTGGCTTCTAGCAACCCCACATCTTTGACAGTTAGTTCTTTCAGCAAGCAAGCGTTTCACCAAGGGGACACGTTCATCTTTATATAACTTTGCCATCTTTGGTGAGCGCTTCCTAATCATTAGAAATTAACTCCAACGTTGTTATCAGATGTTGTTGTATTAGTTGTCCAAGCATCAGGTTCAGATGTTGCAAAACTCTGTCTTTGGATTCCGTTTTTGTTGTAACTTGTTCTTCTAAGATCTGCACCAAGAGAATCAATTAACACTTCAGTAACAGTTTTCTCCAAGTTATCTTTACCTGTGTATGTTCTCTGGGTAAGTTTGCCTGTAATAATAACTGTGTCACCTTTGGCTAATGTTACAACTGCGTGTTCAGCAGATGTTCCCCAAACAATTCCTGTAAGAAAAATAGTGTCCCCATCTATCCATTGATTGTTAACAAACTTCCTGTCGTTGCAAGCGATCTTCAACTTGCCCCCTGTTTTACCATTCTTTGTGGTAAACACTTCCACGTCTTGTGTAAGATTGCCGGTGAAACTAATTACTGGTAATGCCATTGTTTTCTCCTTGTATTAGCCGATATGCGATTGTTCTGATCATTTTTCTTCGATCTTGAACTTTTTTGTGTTTAACATTAAAGATCTTTCTCAATCTTTTTCTTTCAAATGGTACAAAGCCACCCCAGATTCCATATTCCTCTGACCATCCCAACTCTAAACAAAAACCACGAACAGGACACTTTGAACAAATAGATTTACATTTAATGATCGAATCAATATCTGTTTCATCTGGATACATTAAATCGCGTTGTTCGTAAGCACATAAAGCCAGATCAGTCCAACCAAAAGGTGCAGGGCAAGATTCGCATACCTCAGTCTTTGATAACTTCGGATGCACGCAATCTTTCAAGTTCAGCAACTAATCCTGCAATCTGTTCTAATGGTAAAACTGCCCACCATTTTTCTACTTTAGTGACACCTACCCTAATGGGTTTGACCACTAATATGCCGTATTGGGATCCAGCGTTTGTTCTTTCACGCTCAGTTTCTTCCATCCATTCAGATAATTTGTATGATTTATGGTTTTTCACCTCAATAGTTGTGTAAGGAACACCAGCAATATCGCCCTTGTCATTCTTTCCAGATAACACTCTGCGCTCAACGTTATGCCAAAAAGTTTTTAGATAATCGGCAACAGCAGTTTCAGCAAGCGTTCCCTTTTGTTTACTCTTTGACATCCCACTCATCCTCTCGAACATCAACTATTTCAGAATCAAGAACTAATTTACAAGTTGATTTTTCAGGCAAATGTTTAGTGACCTCATTCATACATTTTCTTAGATTTTCCAAAGGCAAACCAATTTTGTTTGGGGTAACAATCTCAAATATGACTTGTGATTTAATCGCTTTCATTTAGATCTACTCACTTGATTCATTCGTATTTGTTTTGCAAGTTTTACAACCTACATTTTTAACAAATAACTTATTGCATTTTGTACAAAAAATATATATTGTCATAATCAGTAACCCCAGATTCTTTGATCAGCGCGATCTTTGCTTGCAAGATCACCATCAGGTTCCCACGTTGGTTCAGATTTTACTAATTCATCCCACGATTCAAAGATGAAAGTTACTGAACCATCATCGTTGTTTCTTGTAATCATTTGTTTCTCCCTGGAAGTTTATGTATTGTCCAAGGAAGTGTTAAAAGAAACACCCAAGTTCCGTACACAATGAAATCGTATGCGCTCACTATTTCACCTCACTTTTATGTAGTGGCCAAAAATATGTGCATTTCTCTGGACAACAAATCAGATCTTTGTAAACACTTACCTGATGTTCAAAGAAATGGTAGGCAACAGGATTCTTAATAAATAGATTTGCTTGATGTGTAATTTGTACAGCAGGATTAGTCATCCAATAAGGCAACTCTGCTTTTACAGGAACACTATGTTTAAGAATAAGTGTAGTTGTCTTTTGCATAACTGTGTCAGCAAATCCTCTGCGTGACCATTCTTCACATATTTCGTTCTGATACAAAAACAATTGGTATTCGTTGTTTTGCCACATTCTTGTTGCTGGATGATTAACCCACCCTTTGGATTCTCCAAGAAGTGCTTTGAGTATTTGATATGTTTCTACTCTTTGTTTGCCAAGTCTTTTATTATCTAAAACTTTGGCAGTTGCTTTGTAGTCCCCTGCGTATGGAAGAAATGTTTGCATACTAGATTTTACCCTCTGTCGCTTTGTTTTGGAAGATACTCGCTGAACTATTTAGAACAATTTTCACAAAAATCTCCTTTAATTTTTGACTTATGACAACCTGTACAAATTGTGATTAACCTGAGTTTTGGTTGTTCTTGTTTCATCTTTTTTTGTAATGGACCATGTATAAGTGTTTGATCATAAATAGTGTCTGCTAGTTCGTCACAAAGTTCCAAAGCCTCTGGACCATCAAGAACGATTAACCAGTTGTCTAAATCAATTGCTTTGGCTAACTTGTTTACATATTCGTCTTGTTTAGATAGATCACCAAACACAATGTTGTGTATGAGATCTTCTACTTTGTTGAGATCGTTGGTTTGATTTTGTACAAAAGCGTGCGCAATAAATCTTGTCATTGATTTAATGTCACGATCTGGTACTTGAATCATTATGTAGCCGTTGTCTTTGGTGACTTTTTTAGTCATTGATTAACTCCCTCATCATTTCGTCAAGTGCTTTGTAATCAAGGCTGGTGGAATAAAACTTGATTCCATCACCTGTTTTTTGATCTTTCATATTTGCATCTAATATGAAATATTTGTAAGGATTAGTGATTTTTTTGTGTTCTTCTTTATTCATAAAAGCCACTGCCTGATTGTAAATAGATTCTGTGTTTTGTAACCATAAAGCCACGTTCCAAGTGGATCGGTTTGCCCAACCATTGTATTCTTCGCTCATTTGATTCTCTCTCCCTTAATTTCTGTGTAACTGTATTTTTCATCTTGTAACTCTCTTGCCTTTCTTTCATTACCAAGAACTGCTAACACTCGCTTGGTACATTTATCTTTTTCAGCCTTGGTCATATTTTCTTCTAGATCCCTCATTAAAGATAAACAACCAGCGACTTCTTGCACATTGGTGGAAGTCATTGAAATATAAAATGCTGTTTCATATTTCCACTCCCTTGATGCTTCTATTTCTTTTGTCATTATTTGCTCCCTTGTTCTGTGACCAGATATTGCCAAACACCTGATTCTTTGAAATGATTTACTACTGTTGCGTGAAACCTGTCCTGAACTTTTTTAAGATCCAGTTCAATGTTTCTTTCCTCTGCAACTCTTTTTGCTTTCTTGACCTGTTCTAAAACTGCTGTTTCAATATATTCTTGCCCTAATCGTCTTGCTGTAACTGTGTCGTTAATTTGATGTGCTTCGATTAGTTGTAAAAATATCTTTTCTGACTTTTTCATTTATTTGCCCCCCACTTTCGCTTGCAACTTTACATATACTTCATCAATCTCTTTTTGTAATTCTGGATTTGATTGAATTATGTGCAAAAGCACTGCGCTAACAACGTGAACTTCTCTGGTTGTAAGATCTATTTGTACTGAGTTCATTTGTTTCTCCCTAGAAATCTTCAAGAATCATTAAAAGCAACTTTGCTCTCAAATCATCTAATTCTCGTTTGAGTGTTAATGAATACTTTGGTGAATCAATTGCATCTAAAACAATTGATCTAATAACTTCAACTTCTCTTTCTGTGAACTTAACTTGAACCTTTGCCATTTGTTTCTCCCTTTTTACCATTCGCCTAATGTTTTTGCTGAAAAGTATTCTTGTCTTTTTACTGTCATATGGATTGTGTTTAGTTGTTTTTCCATTTGCAGTAAAATATCTGATGCTTGATCAAAGTGACCATCTTCTAATGCGCCACCTAGATTTGAAGAAAGTTCTGAAATGTCTCTTACTAGTCTTGCAACTTTGCTTTCTTCTTTGTAAAAATTGTCTTCTGTTAATTCTGTGTAATCTTGTCCTGCTCTTTTCTTTGTCATTTGTTTCTCCCTTTTTTAGTGGGGGGACTTTTTAGATCCCCCCGATTTTTTATTTAACTATTGTAACTTTGCCTGTTAAAACATTTACTACTTTTGTTCCTTTACCAAACTCTGCTCTCATTTCGAATGCTTGTTCTTCTTTTGCTAACTGATCAAAATATCTCATCTGTGCTTCTGTGTACTTACCTGAACTTTGAACTCTTTCTCCCATTTCCTTGCCTCTCTCTTGTTCTTGCCTGATATATCTACAATAACTTGAATGTATAACAATGTATAGTGTAAAAGGTGTTTTTTAGAAATTGTTATCAAACTGTTACAAACGAACAAATGTTCGATCCTGAGAGGTGCTTAGGAATATGAGGCTCAATCAAGAACCTCATACAACCAATTCTCGACCCTTTTGAGGGCTTGAGGTGTCTGAGGGGGTAATTACTTACCCGACTGCGCCATGTGCCTGCATGCTTCGATTTACAGAGTTGGGCTGTCCGATCAACTCCAGCGCTACAGGCTCGCAAACTAACCAAGGTTTGCGCGTTTAAGTTTGCTTCATAAAAAACATATCACCCTCTGACGGTGATTAAATGGATTGCAAATCCATCCAGAAATTGTTTAATGAGGATTCTGTCACCTCTGATAAAAAAAGATCTTATAGTGCCTGATTACAAATTTAGAACAATACCCCTGTTTGGAGTGAGTCGTGAGTGATCCAAACGATTGCTGGATTGCCTTGTGGTGTTTCTCTGCGCTTTCCAGAGTCAACTATCCAACCATCATTCATTAAATAATTTCGTGTTGCACTTGTAGATTCATGCCTAAAACCTGTTTGTATTTCTAACTCGTGGTCACACATTCCATTAACACCTGAGTTCACAATTAAATCATAAATGATTTTTTTCTTAGTTCCAGACTTTGGCAATGCTCGCTGAGCAGAGATCTTAGAAGTATCAGGATGCCTCGCCGACACCCTGACACCATTAGATTCCACAGGCTTCCTTTTATTTGGTGAAACAAACTTAATTCCCAAAATGTTCCGACAGAATGGGCAATAAATTTCACCTCTTGGCTCACCATGTGGACACTCCATTTATCTCACCTGAGGTTTTCTTCAAGTTCTGATAACGCAAACTTTTCATTCAAACACATAATAACTGTTTGGCGTTCATCTGGTTTAAGCACTAGAAGATCATCAAGTGAAACATTTGACTCTTCAACTGTCAAAAACTTCAGAACCTCAACAAGAATTTGTTGATGAAAAGTCCACTGAGTGCTGTTTATTTTATTCCAATCCACAAGACCGATTTCACAATCAGTTGAATCAAAACTTGGATGAGATCGCATCCAAGTGAATTTGATTAGTGATCCAGCAGATTTAGCATTTTTGTTCATTAGCGCTTTGCTCCTGTCATCATCTCGACTGCAATACGAATTACCTCTGAAACACTTGCTTTATGTTGCTTTGCCCATCTTTTAATTGTTTTCATTTGTTCATCATTTAATCGCAAAGCAATTAAATTATCTTTATTGCTGTGCTCTGACATCTTTTGCTTCCTCTTTCAAGTGCGCAATTAGAACATCTAATTGATTTTCTGTTATTAGCGTTGAAAGCATTCCCACCAATGCTTCTGTTGAAAGATCCTGCCAAATTTCTTTAGCAAGATCTCGCAACACGTTTAATTTTTCATCTTTGTTCATGCCCATCCATCCTTTTCTAACTTTTGTTTGATTACAATTAGTGGTTGTGGTTGAAAACTGAGATCCCTTTCAACTGCAGGAACACCCATCCACTTGACTGATTGCAATTCTGATAGTGAGAAGTAACCAAGTTCATTTTCAAAGCCTTGAACTAATCCAAAGAATGTATCTACACCATCAAACTCTGTTGCAAACCATCTCCAATCATTTGCAATTGAAAAGAATTTGACTTGTGCGACTGCGTTCCAACCATCTTTATCTGTTTCATAAAGTGGTTGAAGTTTCTTCTGAATTTCTTTAGTTAACAATTTCATTAGTTGTCCTCTCCTAATCGCAAATCAACTAATTGTGTGCTGGTAAATCTTGTTGCGTATTCCTTTGCAATTTCTAGTGCATCTTTTTTGTAGTATGCGTAAAAATTAACTACAATTGATTGTTTGTTTTCTTTATTAAATAAATGACCCACGAATTGTTTTCTATGATCATTTGCTGATGTTCTACCTAATGAATGTAAGATCTCGTTGTCTGTAACTAACATTATTTGTTGTCTCCCTTAGTGATAACTGCTTTAACTACTATGTATTGAATTCCGTTCCAAACTTCTTTAACTTCTTCTACTACTTGGATTTTTGCCATTTCTTTGCCTCTTTCTTTGAGATCTCCCTGACCTCTTATGTATAACATTAGCCTAGTGTTATACAAAAGTAAAGAGCAGGGGGGTATTTATTTTGTCGGCGCGTCATGAGCGTAAAAATCGGACAAAAAGAGCAATCCCCCAGATAGGGAGATCTGAGGGACTGCATTCAACGATCAGTGGGAGAGGCGCCCACTAGATCGGGTTGTGTTCGTCCAGACCATTACGCAGTTGATCTAGACGAATCCTAATGATACTAATATAAACCAACAAATCATCTACCTCTTCAAGGGCATCCACAAGTACTTCGTTGATTGTTTTAGTCTCAATTCTTTGTTTATCCCCAAAACTATATTGTTCATCACCAACATTGAGAATCCTATGTTTTACACTCTCAATTGTTTGGGCAATAACAGATGCTAATTCTTCAGAGGTCATAACACACTTATATCTGACCAATAGTTTTTATCGTGTTCCCCAACAAGAAATGTTAATGTTCCTGGAGTTGACCACATTCCTGCCATGTCTTCATACCATTTAGATCCACCATCAAGACTTGGGCATTGAAATCTCCACCACATTCCCATATCATCAACTTTTACATGATGTTTATGTGCTGTAACCCAAAGTTTTGGTTCTTTGTTGTAGTCGCGCAATAGTTTTATAGATTGTCCACGCAACCAATCAATTTCTTTTCCAGTAACTTTATGTCCATGTGTAAATGCCACAGGTACACCACTTAGTTCTGCTTGTACACACATTTCGTCATGAGGAATAATCCACTCTGTAACAAACCCTGAATCTTGCATAATTCTTTGTAAAGCATCTGCAAGAAAGCCATCAGCAGAATCAGAATCAGTTGTAAAGTTTTTGCCATTTCTTCTCTGCCATTCACCATGATTAGAGAGTGTTGAAATGAACTTGACCTTTGATGCTTGATTTGCGATTGTTTTAATTCCAACTGTCCAAAGATCTAAAGCCAATAAAAGTTGTTGGCGTTGTGTTGCTTGAACACTAAACTCTTGTGATGCGTAATGACCTGTGCAAGCCTCAATCGGATCACCCATGTTAACAATAGCGATCTCATCTATGTTTCTGCCAAGTTTTCTTAATTCTTTTATGCGAGCAACTGTTTTATCAAAGGACAAAAGCACACGAGTAATTGTTGCGTCAACCCCACCACCAGCAGACTTACCTAACTGCCAGTCAGCCCAGTTCACAACAAAAGTTGTTTTAGGCTCATCTGTATTTTTAGGTTCTGGTTTGCTTGGTTTCCACTTCGATAACTCTTTGGTGCGCTGATCAAACTCTGTCTCTGTTAGATAAACACCTTGTTTGCGTTTGAAGATTGCTTTGTACGAATACAACCAAACAATATCTCTGTCACCTGACTCTGTTCTTTTAGATTGTTGCCATTTAGACATACGCACTTTGTCATCAACAACCATAAACACTTCTGGATCAAGTCCAAAGGATCTAAGAATTGGTGACCAATCATCTGTGATAGGTGCATCTAAAACACCTGTAAAAATTTCACCACCATCTAAACCAATTTCAGCATAGGGTTTTTCTTCTTTGGGTTTCTTTTTATCTAATTCATTTTCAATTGATTCGTTTAATCCCACAGACACAATCACCTCTCCTATGTCGACCAACTGAGTGAATACTTGCATCATAGCCCTCAGTTTTTAGCGCACGAACAATGGCAGCAGTTGATATGGTTTCGTCTTTCAAAGTGTCATCTAACAATTTTAATTCAACATCATTTAGTACAGCCCTAATTAACTTGACCCGACATCCAACATTTAGCGTGCTGATTTCTTTTTTCAACGATTCTTGTAATCCCACACAGCCTCATCTCTACCTGAATATGCGATCCTCAGGGTCAACCTCATTTTTTACATTAAGGTGTATCCACACACTATACAGACCAACTACAAGTAAAACAACACTCGACACTACTAAAAAGAGTGTATAAAAAACAAACATCAAAACCTGTTCCATATCAGTACCATCCTTTTTTGTCATGAAAATCAAGGGCTTTACAAGGGGTGTCATATCTTTCTTGTATATACAAAATTGCCCACCTAACTTGGGTAATTGGGTTTGTTCTCCAATCAGCACCAGCAGAAGCCATTTTATGCCCTGGCAAAGCCTGTGGAATACCATAAGCACTTGACTTTGGATTATCAGCAAACTGAGGATCTTTCATTGTTCTCCAAGAAGATTCTCGATGCATAAGTTCATCAAAACACTTGAACTCAGTAGGATTATTTATTTTTTGTTCAGCATATTGAACAAAATTTCTTTCACGACTAACCTGAACTTCATTGACTCTTTTCAGATTAGGATTCAACAATGGTTCTGGTTGAACTCCAAAAAGAGCCAATAAAAGTGCTTCTAACATTTAACACCTTTCAGTACTAATCTTTGGGTGTTTCCCAAGGATCACGATCTGCAGGATGTTTAGATTGCAAAAACTTCTCAAGGCTCGTGATTCCTTGAGTTGTTCCCATCTTGTCGTTAATGATCCTGCTTGCTTCTTTTTTATTCAGATCATTAAGAGATGTGATTGTTCTTGGATTACCTAACCACTCAGGAATAAACTGAATTGCTTCTGGTTTCTGATTCCAGCCTGTATTAACAAATGCGTCTTGCACAATTGTTTTTACAAAAGCAATTTGTTTTTCTGATGCTTCATTTGAAAAAGGTGTTCCCCCAATATGGCTATATGGTTTTGTTTCCTGTCGATCAACTTTGCTCATCTCAGTTGCGCTTGGCCTTTTTCCCTTTGCGCTAACTGCTGCATTTGCAAGTGCTCTTCCCAAACTGCTTGTTTCACAGTTCTCAAGAGCAGATGTTTTGTTGACCATTGAAGATCCAACGCGCTCTTCAGCGTATCCAGTTGCAATTGGATATGTGTCTTCAGCATTTTTGTAAATACTTGCTTTGACAATAAACTGTGTATCAGACCAAGAAATTAGTTCTGTGTATACACGCGCATTTGGATTCTGTTCAAACCATTTATGTAATCGTTCATCAACTGTTTCGTATTGTGATAAATCAAACCCCATCTGGTTCACCAACTTCTATTTCACAAACACAAGATCCTTGATTACAAAAGGTGCATCTGAAATCGGTTTCATCAGCCTCTTTTTGCATTTCCTCTATTAGTCCCATGTCATATCCTCTCTCTGGACTGTTATACAGAATACCTTGAGGGTGCGACAAAAACTACTCTTTCGTGACTCGTTTCTTTTCTAACTTTATGAGTCTTTGATCTAAATAGTCAAGTTTTTCCTCTATGCGAGCAAGGGTGCAAACTACATCAGGCAAGGATCTTCCCCCATTAGCATCAGGGTTGATTGGATATGTAGCCTGATCAATATAGGCTTTTATAGGTTTCAATATCCCATATTTTACAATAATTCCTAAGAGCGCTAAAATTGCTGACATCGCTGCAGCGTACTGTCCTGCTGTCAAAATCCACATTATGAATCATCTCTCCAAGGCAAAGAAGCCAACCAGATAACTAATCCACCCAAAATTAGATAACCTGTCACAACTTTAGCAGAACCATCCAAAGTAAAATAAGCAATCAGCAAACCAACATAAGTCCAAGTGTCGGAAGCAAAAGCAAGCAAATACTTTCTAACCCATATCATTTTATTTTCCTCACGCTAACCATTTGTGAAATTTGTGTTAGAACAATCGCGGCAACTACAACTGATTGCGATTCTTCTCTTTCTGTTTCTGTCATATCCGATCCAACATTTAATATCGCTTCAGTTGCCGCAAAAACTTCAGCAATTCCAGGAATGGATTCCAGTGCAGTTGGTATTTCTAATTCTATTGTATTTTCAGCAACATATTGTTCATCAATTTGTTCTTGTATTTGTTCTTGAAGTTCCTCTACACTTAACTCAGGTTCAACAATAGGAGTTTCAATTGTATCTGGTTCTGTTATTTGCTCAATTATCTCTGGTTCTGGCGTTGCTATCTGTGTCGGCTCTAGCGTTGGTAATGTCTCTGGAATTACCTCAACAAAAATCGCTTCGTCATTTGAGTTATCTGTTACTGGTTCTTGGGTTGGTAATGGCGTTGGTTCTTGTGATGGGGTTGGTGTAGGTGAAACTTCTGTCGGGGTTGGTTCAGGACTAGGTGTTTGGGTTGCTGTTTCTGTTGGTGTCGGTTCTGGTGTTGGCGTTGGTGTTATCGGAACAGTTGTAACACCATTCCAACTTAAAAGATAAGATCCTGTTGGTGTTTGAGTGTAATTGCTAGCCATCCAAGCAAAAGAAGTTGCACGAATAAAATAAAAACCTGCATCAATCGGCGCTGTAATAATTGAAGCCAAAACATTTGTTCCTGAATGTGCTCCATCATCATCAGCACGAAGTTTTGTTGTCCCTTGCCAAAGTTCAATCCAAGAATCAATAAATCCAACATTAGTTTGTGGTGTCCCATTTGTGGTTTGAATTGTTATCTGTGTTGGTTCTGTAGCCTCAACAACAACATCAACATAAGGAACTTCAGGTGTTAGTTCAATTGTTTGTTCATCAGCAAAAGCAGGCGCGATAATAAAACCAATGAGAATAAAGACTAAAAATAAGCGCAGTTTGGCGCGCTTGTTCAATTATGCTTCCAGAATTCCTTTTGGATCGAGATCATTGCCGGCAGACCATCTGATGTTGTCACGCATTTCAAAATGTAAATGTGGACCAGATGAATTGCCTGTGTTACCAGACAAACCTATCTTTTGACCCTTAACAACTTTGTCACCAGATTTGATTTCAAGTTTTGACAGATGAGCATAAATAACCCAACCACCCTCAACTTTTTGTACTGCCTGAATCCCGTAACTTTTGCCCCAATTAGCAGATTCAATTTTTCCGTCTGCAACAGCCACAATCTCTGTACCCGATTTGACAGCATAATCAACTCCAGTATGGTAACCCTTTGACCACATCTTGCCTTTTTTCTTATATGGTGTTGTGATTTTTCCATTTAGAATAGGTGAACCCATTTATTTGGTTTCTTCTTTTTTGTTGGCTTTCTTAAATATTGCGTCAACTTCGTCTTGGGTCAGTTTGCCGTCATCAAGAAATGCTTTTGCTAAATCTGTAATGATTCTTGAAACAGCAAGTGCTCCAGCGATAACAGCAGAATTTAATGGCTCAACACCAATAAAAGATCCTGCGCCAATTGCGGGTAAGGCTGTAACTAAAAATAATGCAAGCGATCTTAAAATTACATCTTTAGCGATTTTAATGTTCATTAGCCAACCAGCGCTTCTATTTCAGCATCAGATAAACCGAGTGCTTTGAGTTTGGCTTTGCCTGAAACTTTTTTGGCTTCGGCTTCTTCTTTCGCTGCATCTTCTGCGGCTTTGGCTTCAGCGTAGGCTTCTGCGTCTGCCTGCATTTGTGCCACTTCGGCATCTGTTAGTTCTATTTCCTCGGTGATGCCTGTTGAGCAATCGACTACGAGTTTTGTTGGGTTTGCCATTATTGTTTTCCTTTTCTTTTAACTAGATTTTATGCCATAAAGAGTTGCTGTGGTGTATTGAACCCATAAAGTTCCTGATGTTGGTAAAAATTCTAATGAAGTAATTGCATCAGAACTGCTCCATAAACCAGCGTGAATTATTTGAAAATAAGCATTGGTTGTGTTATTTTCGTTTACTGCGTCCATATTTATACTTTTGTAATTAGCAGAAGCATAATTAGGTAAGTAAATATTTGTATTTCCAAAAACACTAGCGGTGCTTACAGCAGTAGGAGCATCCATTCTTAATTCACCACTTGAAGTTGTTGTAGAACCAGTTAAAGTGCCTGTTCCATAATTTAATCTACCTGATTGGTTTGTGGTAACTCCGTTAATCTTAAATGTTGTTACGTCATCTGTGTCAGCAGTTGAATTACTACGCAAAGACAAATTCAAACTGAGGTCTGTATAGGTTTGTGGAATAGAAGTGAAAGCGATACTTGCAGCACCGCCTGAGCCAACAGTAACAGTTGAAATTTTAATATAAGTATTAGTCATTATGCTGCCTTAATTCCATATAAAGTAAAAGTAGAACCGATAGTAAAACTATTTCCTGGTGGAAAAAGTTTAATTGAAGTTATTGCAGAAGTAGAACGATATAAACCAACACAGACTTCTGTACCAAAACTTGCATTACTTGCCCTATAAAGAATAACTTTATTAGTTGTGGTATTTGAATAATTCATAAAATGTAAAATATAAACCGCGTTCCCACTATTTGTTGTATTCATATATGCTGTTTCACCAACATTTAACTCACTATTAGTGCTAATTCTAGTGCTCGAAAGAGTTGTGCCGTCACCTCTTAATTTTGTTTCAGAATAATTGTTTGCTGTGTCGTTATTAAATTGAGCACGCATTACAGTAGCAGTTGGTGTATCACCAGCATTAACAACCAAAATTAAATCTGTGTATGTTTGTGGAATAGAAGTTAAAGTCACAGTTCCAGCAGTTGAGCCAAGAACTTGTGTACTTATCGGTTCGTATGTTAAAGCCATTTACGCTTTCACCCCATACAAAGCAAAAGAAGAATATTCAGAAAATAAACTTGTTGTCTCTAAATCAAATTTAATACTTGTAATAGCAGCACTATTAAACCAAGCCGTAGAAGTTAAACCAGTACGCCCAGAACCATTAAAATCATATCCGTGTAAAATTCTAGAAGTTTTATTTTTATTTGTATTTGTGTAATCCAAAATATCAATAATCCAAGCACCAGGAATAGTTGTGCTACTAAACCCACCATTATCTAACTCAGGTGCAGCAACACTATTTGAACTTGCACTTGCGCCAGCACCAACAAGGATATGTCGTCTGTAATTAGCATTAGTTGTATCACCATTAAAATACATATAGAAACTTGCTGCTGCTCTAGCACCAAAACATCTAACTTGTAAATGAGTATATGTTTGAGGAATGGAAGTAAAATCTATTTGTTGAGTTCCACCTGAACCAACAGTTACAGTTGCAATAGAATCAAAAGAATAATTTATGCCAACCCCTGCACCTAAACCATAGGCGCGTGCTGAAGCACCAGCAAAAGAACCAACAATAGGCATCTATGATTCCCTTTTATTTGAACTGGGTTTGCGAAACCAAAACAGTATATGCAGAACCAGCAGTTTTAATAAGCGTTGCTGAATAGGCATCAATTGATAAAGCGTTACCTGCTGTTGGGGCTACCCCACCTTGATATTTTAATGTAACACCGGCAGTTCCACCATCAACTTGAAAGGCTGTTGGATAGTAGGCTGTAGATCCGTTTGTGTTAAGAAAAACATGTGTTACAGCATCGCTGGTTGCAAGAAAAGAATTAGTAGTCAAAGCAGTACTTCCACGATAGTTTAGAGTAAAGTTTGCGCTGGCATTGGTTGTGTAGTAAGTAACTGAGGTGTCAGCAATATTTAGGTTTACAGTTCCTGTTGCAGCAGTTGCAGAAATGACTGTAGTTTCCATAGGTGAAACTAAATCAGCACGATAATTATTCAGATATGTGTTTGTATCTGAGGCTGTTAATACTTCACCAGCCGTAAATGTTTTGCTTGCCATTAAATCTCCTAAAAACCTAGCCTGTTTGTATCAAGAATACCAAACTCTGTGTCATCTAACACAAGGCTAGCATAATCAAGAGTCTCAAAACCAAAGGTAATGTTGTGAGAATCGGATCTTATGTCATGATCAATTCTAATGATAGAAGCATATTTGTCTATCTGTGAACCAACATTATTTGGGGTGAACTTTATTTGAGCAACGTCACCTATCTCTAATCCAAGAACAGAGTTTTGCTGAAGACTAGATAGGGCTTCAAGTTTTACAGTCATGGTTTCAAAGCGATATTCAGGCTCAGAGTATTGGCCAAGCAAATAGTTTGCTAACTCTAAAGCATCAGAATCGGTATTCATTAAAAGATTAGGTTTAATTAAAGCCTGTTGCCCATAAGAGTTTATAGAGTCAGAATCAGAAACAATTGCTGTTCCCCCATTATTTCTTTCAATTTGTATGTAGTTATATAAAAGTTCAGAACCATATACGATTTGTACATCTGAA